ATCGGATGATGGTGATGATAATACCAATGATGGTGACGATACAGAAAATGATAATGATGGAGATTCTGATTCTGAATCCGATGAAACAACTGGTGAAGAATATGGCGAACGTAAAGTTAATCGTTATAAAGATACTAGAAATTCATTTTCAGATAATGATGATGATTTTGAACCACGTTGTGAAACTGATGAAAACTTCCGTGATAATGAAGGCCTTTTGCTTGATGAGAAAAGCAAAGAATATGTTTATGTGAATATACCAAAATACAATCCAAAAAATTCAATTACACCATATAAACGTGTACATGAATTAATGGAAAATTTCTGGTTTAAAGGTGAATATCTTCCTGATGTTGAACATAATCGTTCAGTGCAAGAAAATCTTTTGAAAGAATTTAAAAATCGTAATGAACGTTATGTATCATTACTTGCCAAAGAATTTGAAATGCGTAAAGCTGCCTCCAAATTCTCTAAACAAAAGATATCGGAGACTGGTGATATTGATATCTCCCGCATTTACAAATATAAAGTTGATGATAATATCTTCCGTAAAGTGATGCGTGTACCAAAAGGTAAATCACACGGATTGGTTTTGATTCTTGACCGTTCAGGTTCCATGGATGATAATATGCCCAATTCAATTGAGCAGATTTTAATTCTAACCATGTTCTGCCGCAAAGTGAATATTCCTTTTGTTGTATATGGTTTTGGTAATTGTATGGCTAGTCGGGCTTTAGATATTCAATTTGATGGTGGTAAAATGCCTCCTTCATTTTCTAAAAATAAAAATGACTTGTATTTCTCCGATGTTTTTATGCGTGAATATATGAATTCACGTATGGGTAATGCCGAATTTAATCGTTGCCTCCGTAATATGGTTTCATTAATGAATTCATATATGCCAAGATTTCAACGTAAGATTAATCGTCCCAGTTCAGAAACATTATCTAATACACCAATGATTGAAGCTATGGTTGCTTCACGTTACATTACTAATGAATTTCGCAAAGTGAATAATCTTGATATTGTTAACATGGTATTAATACATGATGGTGATGCCGATAATATATCTGGTTATTATGAAGAAGGTATGACTGATTATGGTACTTACAAAACAAATTGGTTTAGTGAGAAAACACAATCGGTTGTTATTCGTGATGAACAATCCAAAACTGAATTTCTTTTGAAGAATGAAAACAACAAAGATAATGATCCAATGCGTGTCGCTATTTTTGATTGGTATAAACAAGTTACTGGTGCAAAGATTGTTGGTTTCTTTTTGATTGGTGCTGGTCATCATGCAAGAAATGCTATTCAACGTAAATATATTTCTGGTAATGAATTGCCTGTTAAAACGGATCAATACAATTCTTATGAATCACATAATCGTTGGTTGCGTGAAAAAGAAGAAGCACGTGAAATGCTTAAAGTGATTAAAACAACCAAGTTTTTAGAATCTAAAAATGGTGGTTACAACAAATTCTTTTTGATTCCTGGTGGTAATGATTTGAATATTGAAGAAGAAGAATTATCTGTTGAAGGTAATGTCACTGCTTCTAAATTGCGTACCGCATTTATTAAGATGAATAAGAAAAAACAGGTAAGCCGTGTCTTGGTTAACCGTTTTATTGGTGAAATTGCAATGTAATACTAAAGTAGTACTGTTGTTTTTATGCAACAGTACTATTGACAAACCTTGTGGTTTTGATATAATTGGTATATTAAATTGATTGATGGAGTTTTTGTGATGCGTGGTATTCAAGTTGACAAACGTGAAAAGTTTATTTCTATTGCCTCTTCCTCAGGCAAGGACATTTTAACATTACAGGATATTAAAGACCTGTGCGTTGAAAATGATATTAAGTTACCTCAGTGGTATTTGAAAGATATGGATTATCGTGCTGGTCGTGGTCTATATAAAGTTCCCTCTAACAGCGCCAACATAGTTAACATGGCGCCAGCTCAAGTTATACAGATGAAAAAACCCGAACCTGTTGCGCCAACCGGCAATCGTATTACCAATATTGTTACTGACCTCGAAACAGAAAATCTGGTTCCAAAACAGTATGCAAATTATGTTCCTTTTGGTAACTTTGATGATTTGTTGGCAATCGTAAAAAGTAATTTGTTCTACCCTATTTTTATTACTGGTCAATCTGGCAACGGCAAAACAATGTCAGTTGAACAAGCTTGCGCCAAAGCTAAACGTAAATTTGTTTGCGTATCAATGACACCTGATACCGATGAAAGTGATTTGCTTGGCAATTATGTTTTGATTAATGGTCAAATGGAATGGCGTGATGGTCCAGTTACCGTTGCGGCTAGACAAGGCGCTGTGCTGTGTATTGATGAAATTGATTATGGTGCTCAGAACCTGTCCTGCTTACAACGTGTTTTAGAAGGCAAACCTTTCTTGCTTAAAAAGAAGAATGAAATGGTTGCACCTGCTGAAGGTTTTACAATTGTGGCTACTGCCAATACAAAAGGTAAAGGTTCAGAAGATGGTCGTTACATGTTTACCAATGTTTTGAATGAGGCTTTCCTTGAACGTTTCTTGAATACATATGAGCAAGAGTTTCCTCCAATCAACGTTGAGAAGAAAATCATTCGTAAAGAATTGGCTTCTTTGAACCGTACTGATGATGAATTTGCCGAGAAATTGGTAACATGGGCTGATGTAATTCGCAAAACGTTTGCTGAAGGTGGTGTTGATGAAATTATTTCCACTCGCCGTCTGGTACACATTTGCAAAACGTATTCTGTGCATGGTGACCGCATGAAGGCACTTGCCCTCTGCTTGAACCGTTTTGATGCCGATACCAAATTATCATTTATTGACCTGTACACCAAACTGGATGCAGGCGCCAATACGGCTAATCAGCAAGTGAACGTAGATGCAATTTCGGCAAACAGTGATGAATTACCATTCTAATTGCCTGAAAACTGTTGACAAGTGTTAATAGTTTTGTTATAATAGAATTTCTGAGAGAATGAACCACCTCTCAGAATTATTTGAAGTGTGGTTCGTTTTTATTATTTAAATTTTGGAGTTATTATGTCCGCTAAAGCAAAAATCTTGTCCTACTTGAGCAAATCTGATGGTTACAACACGTTGACCGTTAATCAAGCTCGTGCTCGTTTCAACGTTCAGAACGTTGCTGCTCGCATTAACGAATTGCGTGAAGAAGGTCATGCTATTTACTTGAACACCCGTATCAAGTCTGATGGCGAGAAAGTTTCTTTCTATCGTCTAGGCACACCAACTAAGCGTCAAGTTGCTGCTGGCTTGCAAGCACTTCGCTCTGCAGGAATGTCAACATTCGCCTAAGAGAGTAGTCTCTTTGTAAGAGGAGTAGGATATATAAGTATATCCCTCCTCTTTTTTTATGGAATAAATTATGGAAATACAAGTCAAAGTTGAAGATTTGAAAAAGAATAAACTGTTTGTGGCTACACCAATGTATGGTGGCATGGCACACGGGTTGTACCTGAAGTCTTGTTTAGACCTTCAAGGTATTATGTCACGTTATGGTGTTGATGTTAAGTTCTCTTTCCTATTTAATGAATCACTTATTACACGTGCAAGAAACTACCTCGTAGATGAATTCTTGCGCTCAGATTGCACACACTTATTGTTTTTGGATTCTGATATTCATTACAACCCACAAGATGTTGTAGCATTATTGGCATTAGATAAAGATGTTATTGGTGGTCCTTACCCCAAGAAATCAATCAATTGGAATAACATTGCACATGCCGCACGTAACCATCCAGATTTGGAACCACGTGAATTAGAAACATTGGTTGGTGAATATGTCTTCAATGTTGTTAAAGGCACATCACAATTCTCAGTTACCGAACCACTAGAAGTATTAGAAATTGGTACCGGTTTTATGTTGGTTAAACGTGAAGTCTTCGATAAGATGGCTGTAGAGTATCCAAACATTCGTTACAAACCAGACCACGTTGGTCAGGCTCACTTTGATGGTTCACGTTACATTCATGCTTACTTTGATACTGTAATCGACACCAAAGACTCTATCACAGGCGGTGGTTCAGAACGTTATCTAAGTGAAGATTATATGTTCTGTCAAATGTGGCGTAAGATGGGTGGAGATATCTTCTTGTGCCCATGGATGAAGACACAACATATTGGTACATATGCCTTCTCAGGTAATATGCCTAAAGTAGCAGAGTTAACTGGAAGGTTATAATGTCTGCTGGTCGTAAGTTTGATGGTGGCAAACTAGAATATGGTTTGTTGCCGCCTCTTGCGCTAGAGGAAACGGTTAAAGTTCTTACCTTTGGTGCTCAAAAATATGAACGTGATAATTGGCAGAAAGTACCTGATTCTAAACGCAGGTACTTTGATGCATTACAACGGCACGTTTGGGCATGGAAACAAGGTGAGCAACTTGACCCCGAATCTGGCATACATCACTTGGCTCATGCTATGTGTTGCCTAATGTTTTTATATGAGCATGACATTAAGTATTCGCTTGACAAAGACAAGTAAACCATATATAATTAATTTTTTGGAGTATATTATGAAACTATCGAATGACACCCTAAACGTACTGAAAAACTTCGGTGCAATCAACCAAGGTATTTACTTTCGCAAAGGTAATACATTGAAGACCATGTCTTCACACAAAAACATCCTAGCACAGGTCAACATCACTGAAGATGTTCCTGCTGACTTTGGTGTTTATGACCTCAACAATTTCTTGTCTGTTGTATCTCTACACAAAGATGATACCACATTTGAGTTTGATGACAAGCATGTTGTCATTGTTGGTAACAAAGGTCGTTCTAAAATCAAGTATCGTT